TTCCGATTTTTTTAGGTTTATACTCTAAGAGAGTAAACTTCATAAAGTCTTGAGACTGGTTTCTATCTAATGGATAACTAAAGTCTCCAAAAGATCCAGCACCTTTTTTTGTATTAGCATTTGCTTTAGCTATGTCACTATTTTGCAATGACGTATAGGCATCATTTGCTTCATCTATTCCCTGCTGAGACAACTGTGCAGCAGAATCTTCTTCAGATTGATTGGGGTCTGTTAATGGTTCGGTGCGGTCTGGATCCATCAACTCTTTCGCTCTGAGTCTGGCAGTTGCATCAGCAACACCAGCTTCTTTATTACCATCTATGATTGCTTTTTCTGCTTGTTGATCTAGTTTCTTTTGATTTTCCTCAGATAAAAATTTCTTTTGTTGTTCTTGATTAAAAACAGCATTGAGTTGTAGAGTTGGTTGAAAGTCCTCACCAGGTTTCTTTGTTCCAAGTTTAACGGATGGGAGTATTCCCTTATCTTCCCAGTAGGTTGCTTCACCGGTCTTTGCGTCCACGACTACATAAAACTTTTTACCCGGATCTATGTTAGATGGAAATCTTTTATTTTCCCCTCCGTATGTCGCCATTACACAGTATCTTTCTAGTTATTTAGCACGAATTTTCCATATTGTATCGAGTTTAAATCATCAAGTTCATCTCTCTGTACCAGATAAACTTGACCAGTTATTTCTCCCCAGGTATATTGTCTGTATCTTCTCCAATGAAAGTTGAATCCACGGAATCCCCATTCAAATAGTTCAGTCACCAGGACTAAAGGATGCTGATCGTATCTTATCCTAGGAGTCTTTGCCTGATATAAAAATGTGCAGAGAGTTCCAGGATCAGGAACAGGTGTTACAGTATCATTTAGAGCATCCATGATCATGAGCATCTGATCCTCAGTGTCCATGGTCTCATTCAATTCTGAGAGGATGGGTTCTATACGGTTCATTTGATCCCGAGTTCTTTCTCTGTGATTACCTTGAATGTAATACGTCTGTCCTCACAAAACTCAACAGCAGCTTTCCATTTTGCTTGGTTCACTGCATAGGTTTTACACTCACGTATCAGTGTTTTCTTTTGCTTTTTACCTGGCACTGGTGGTAGAGTTTCGCGATAGGGTTTTACTTCTATCACATATGTTTTGATTGTGCCTGTGCTCTCTCTTACTTTGATAATAAAGTCTGGAAAATACTTATGTACTTTCCTATCAACGGGAGACACATAAGGTATATAAAATTCTTCACTACCCCACTCAAGAATGTTTTCATTCAGGTCACAGTAACGACAAAACTTTCTCTCCCAACTACTACGGCATATGATATTCTCAGCATTGCCTTTGTATTTTCTTGGGTGTGAAGGTTTGTATTTGCTTTTTATACTTTCTCCCATACATAGTATATAAGGTAAAAACTATTTATAGATGCCTAGCGTAAAAACGATTGACGACATAAAATCGTCACTATTAAGACCATCACTGACATCACATTTTTATGTAGAGATTGCTCTGCCTGGATCTGCTGGAAGTAATTCAGATTTTAATAATAAACTTAAGTCCGTTGGTATTAGTTTAACCAAGTCCCAGGACACGTTAAACTTATTATGTTCTGAAGCTTCTTTGCCAGGATCTAGTCTTGCTACACTTGAGATTAATAATGATAGAACGGGTGTAACTGAGAGACATGCTCACAGAAAGTTTTTTGATGATAGAATTGATCTTACTTTTTATGTGGATGTTGAGAACTATCTACCAATCATGTTCTTTGAGACTTGGATTGATTTTGCCAGTGGTGCTGGAACCACTCAGGATTTTGTATCATCTGATAGAAACACTCTTCAAAATAAAAATTATTATTATAGAATGAACTATGCAGATGACTACACTGCTGATCAGGGACTTAAGGTGTATAAGTTTGAGAAAGATTTTGGCAAAGCAAAATCACTTTCACAATCGAATATGGCATGGACGCCTACTAGACAATATTTGGAATATGAATTTTACAGATCATTCCCTATAGCGATTAACTCTATGCCAGTTTCATACGAGACAGCAAGTCTTTTGAAGTGTACTGTTTCCATGAACTATATTAGATACACTGTTAAGAAGACTGGAACTCCATCTCCTACTTTATCCACACCAACCTCTCCACTTAAAACGATTCAAACTGCTCAGAATTATAACGAATACTATAATAACTTTGGCGATAACTTACAGAATGCTACTAACTTTGCAGACTTCACTGATGGATCTAATCAAGGTCTTGGTGATCGAGGTAGAATATTTGGACAAGCCATAGGATAACTAACTAAATAATCACACTGAAAAACTCTATAGGATATTATGCCTTTACCTAAGATTGCTACACCAACGTATGAACTTGAGTTGCCATCGACTGGAGAAACAATTCAATTTAGACCTTTTCTTGTAAAAGAAGAAAAGATTCTTGTTATTGCTCTTGAGAGTGAAGACACCAAACAGATTACCAATGCTATCAAAGGTGTCATCAAAAACTGTATTAAGACAAAAGGTATCAAAGTAGAACAACTCCCTACATTTGATATTGAGTATCTCTTCCTTAACATTCGTGGTAAGTCTGTTGGTGAGGAGATTGAAGTCAACATCATTTGTCCTGATGATGGTGAGACTGAGGTTCCTGTAAACATTAATATTGATGACATCCAAGTTCAGAAGGATGAAGAACATGATAATAAAATCAAGATTGGTGATGACTTGATGATGGTGATGAAGTATCCATCTTTAGATCAGTTTATTAAAAACAACTTTGATTTTGAAAACAAGAACGCAATGGATCAGTCGTTTGAGTTGATTGCAACTTGTATTGATACTATCTGTACTGAAGATGAGGTATGGGCAGCAGCAGATTGCACTAAAAAAGAAGTCAATGAGTTCCTTGAGTCTATGAATTCTTCTCAGTTCAAGGGTATTGAGAAGTTCTTTGAGACAATGCCCAAGTTATCTCATACTATTTCTGTAACTAACCCTAAGACTAAAGTTAAGAGTGACGTTGTACTTGAGGGACTGGCAAGTTTTTTCGCGTAGGTATGGTTCATATGAATCTTGAATCATACTTAAAGTTAAATTTTTCCTTGATTCAGTACCATAAATATTCATTGACAGAAATAGAAAATATGATACCGTGGGAGCGTGATATCTACGTCGCTTTATTACAACAACATCTTGAAGAAGAAAAGTTAAAGCATCAGCAAGCGAATGGCATCTAGGACTAGCACCGATCCACTTGAAATACTAATACAGATGGGTGTAGACCTAGATGACCTGTCTGAGCAGGATTATCTTGGTGCCTTGATGGAGGCAATCGCCACTATTGAGTTTCAAACAAAAGGAAAAGGTGATGCTCGCAGTGTCGCTCTTAGAGAAGAAGTTGTAAAAGAAAGAAAAAGAAGAAGAGAAAACCCTGATCCAGATGTTTTCTTTGGTAATAAACCAGATTATGTTCAAGAAAAAAGAAAAAAAATATCTGCAGATGCATTTAAAAAAGGATCTGCTGCAGGAGTTAATGTTGCACCAAAGCAAAAAGCATTACCGACTAGTGCAATAGTTCCTTATCAAGCACCTGAAGCAGAGGAAGAAGGTGAAAAGAAGAAAAAGGAAGAACCAAGAAATCTTCTAGCAGAAATTGCTGCGTCTGTTACTAATATTGCAGACACATTAAAGAATCAATACAACCTTAAGAAGAAAGAAGGTGAGTTTGATAGAAAGAAAGCACAAAGAGATAAAAGAAAACTTGATGAGAGGAACTTAGAGAAAGGATTCTCTACGTTATTCAAATCAGCACAAAGAATAATCAAACCTGTTCAAGGTCTTTTTGATAGAATATTTAACTTTATAAGAGCAATCCTGATTGGAAAGTTTTTGATGGGACTGGTAGATTTTATATCTAAACCAGAGAATCAGAAAAAACTACAGAATATAATTGCATTTTTAGGAAAACACTGGAAGAAACTCTTATCATTATATCTTGTATTTGGTACAGGACTTGGTAGATTTGTTTTTAGTCTCACCAAACTTTTAATCACTGGTGCAATAAAACTCACTGTTGCTGTTGCAAAACTTTTAGCTGCAAAGAAACTAGTCAGTGGTCTAGGTGCTAGAAGACTAGCACGATTCCTTGGTGGTAGACGAGGACAAATGTTAGCCGCTGGACTCACCACTGCAACAGTGGTAGGTGGAACTTATGCCGGTGTTAATGCCTTAACTGGTAGTGGACAAGAGCAACAAACTCAAGGATTTTCTGGTGGTGGTTTAGCACAATCAAAGATTCAACCAACACCTCAGGCGGTAAAGAAAGATTATTCAAAGGGAATGCCAAGCGCCATGAAGGGTGCTGCACTTGGATCATTACTTGGTCCGCTTGGAATGCTTGCTGGTGCTGGTATCGGTTCTCTGTTTGATAAATTTAGTAAGAAAAAAGATGATACCGTTACATTATCCAAACCTGCAAATATAGAACTTGAGGTTCCCTCTGGAAGCGAAGGTCAAGTGGATGGACCTGGTGGCACTGATAAGGTTCCAGCAATGCTTACTGCTGGTGAGTTTGTCATGTCCCGTGGTGCCGTACAAAAGTTTGGTGTCCAAACCCTTGAGGGAATGAACGCTGCAGGAGGTGGAACTAATCAACCAAAAGTAATAAACAATAAGGTTTATGCAGCTGGTGGAGGACAGATTGGTAGAGTGCATAGGGGTGGAAGTCCTGGGGATGGATATCCTGGTGGTAGACCTGGTGATTCTAAAGGCAATGACCTGGCAGAGTTGTTCTCTGGTTTTGGTGGACGAACTTCTCAATCAGAAAACTATGGCGTGAGAGTTATCAATGAGGTAGCGAAGAAAGTTTATATTATGTTTAACAATGATAAAGAAAGAGAAAGAAGAGGGGGTTCTCCACCACCTTCTTCAGGAGGAAGGACACCTCCTTCAGCACCACCTTCTTCAGGAGAAAGGACACCACCCCCTTCTTCGGGACCAAATATACCTGGTGCTGGTGTTGCTGAAGAAATTTATAATAGAGGAAAGGGTTTTATTGGTGGAATATATGATGCAGCTAAACCTAAAATAGATGCAGCAATGCCTCAAGTTCAAGCATTACCTGCAACGATTGACTATGGTTCTCTGTATTTGAAGTCTCAACTTGGAGGAGTTGGAGGTGCAATTACTGAGGCAGACTTGAGTCAGACTACTAAAGATGAATATACTAGGGCGTATCAAGTTGCAGTGACCAAACTTCCACAGAGAAGAGCAGGTGTTGAAAGTGTAATCCGTCAGCAGCAACGCATACTGTCAAATCCAGACATTACAGAAGAACAGAAAAAGAATGCTCAGAGAACGTTAGCAATCAATAAGAGTAGACTTGCGAAGTATGATGCAGGTCAAGTTGACGTTCAGTATGAAGACTTCAAAGTTGATGGTAAGTTGACTCCAACTGCAGCTGCAGCACAAAAAACCATGGGTGCTGTTTGGGCTTCTGATACTGGAGACGGTGGATTCCAGATTGAAAAGGAACCATATGACTTCCCAATCGTAAAAGATCCTGTCAGTTTAATGAACTGGAAGAAACTTTCAGAAGAGGAAAAGTATGCTTGGTTGGATAAGCAAGAACCAAACTTATCTGTTAGAAAGAAACTTGATCCACGTCCTCCATATAAGGGTAGTCTTGGTGCCTGGGGTAAGCAGGATATTGCAGAAGCAATGTATAGTTTGAATCCTGCTGCAGCACCAATGGTAACGGATGTTAAAATCGGTGGTGATACAAGACCTGAAGCAATAGCAGACGCTGTTTTAAACACAGTGGAATCGATCCCTGTTCTTGGAACAGGAATAGCGTTTGCCAGAGGTTTGGGAATGAATTTACTCTTTGGTAAAACAAGAGATGTTACTAAGGGTCCGATTGAGGGAGCAGCATCTGATAGTTTGTTTAGAAAGTTATTCCCCAAACAAGATAAAAAGGGAGATCCTAAAGCAATTAATATTGCAGATCAATCTGGTGGACTGGGATCACCAGATCCTGCAGAGAAACCAAAACTTACTGCCCAACAGATCAAAAACAATCAGGCATATGCTGCATCAAAAGGTAAGTATTATTCTAGTACTACTGGCAAGACCTATGCTAACTATGCTGAAGCATTGAAAGACCCTGCGGTTGCTGCTGGTGCAAACAAAATGGAGCAGAAAAAACAGTCTGTGATGAATATGATAATGGGTGGAAAGGATGCATATTATTCATCTACTACTAATCAATATTATAAAAATTATGCTGAAGCATTGAAAGATCCAAAAGTAAAGGCAGCTGCACAGGTAGAAAAAACTAAACAACGTCTTTCATTTTCACCTGAGCAAAAACCAAAATCTCTTGCACCAGAACCACCACAAAATCCCTCTGTTAATATTATTCAACTACCAAACAATAAGAACCAACGTGGACAGAGTTCTGCTCCTGGAGGTGGGTCTTATGCACCTAACATCAACGCTGGTAATGGTAGTTCCTCCAAGCGTAAGATCCTTGGCATATTTTAAGGAGATATAAGATATGGCATTACCAATGTTACTAGGAGCAGCAGCAAGAGGATTAGTTAGAGGTGGTGGTCGTGCTGCCGCGTCTAAAATTATGGGTCGTAGAAAGACTG